GAAACGGGCTTCTCACCGGACGAGATCAACGAAGCGATCGATGATCGTGTGTTGACGCTCGCCGACAAGGCCCGCCGCTGGGACGCTCTGCAAAGGGCGAAACAGGGCCTTCCGTCAAAGAAGGTCGTTCCCAAGTCACAGGTCAAGCCACTGACTTCCGACGCTTCGGACTCATCGCGCTCCTCGCGGCGCATCCCACCCAAACAGAACCGGGAGGGACGCGTCAATTTCGTCATCGAAGAACTCATGAAGGAATAAGGCGATGGCCGTTCCAACCAATACACTTTTGACCTTTTCCGCTGTCGGCAACCGTGAGGATTTGCTCGACAAGATCACCAACATCAGCCCGACCGACGTTCCGTTTTCGTCGGCAATCGGCAAGTCGAAGGCAAAAGCCACGCTTCACGAATGGCAGACCGAAGCGCTCTCCACTGCCGCTCAGAACGCGCAGCTTCAGGGCGATGACGTTACCTTCGGCTCGGCAATCCTGACCACCCGCGTTGGCAACCGCACGCAGATCATGCGCAAGGAAGTCATCATCTCGGGCACGCAGGAAGCCGTGGACAAGGCCGGCCGCAACTCCGAGCTCGTGCGCCAGATGGCGAACAAGCGCAAAGAGCTCTACCGCGACCGCGAGTTCGTGTTCCTGTCCAACCAGGCGCCGGTAACGGGCAACTCCTCGACGGCTCCGCAGATGCGTCCTGTCTGCGGGTGGATCACGACCAACACGTCCCGCGGTGCGGGCGGTGCCAACGGCACGTCCTCGGCTGCGGCGACGGACGGCACCCAGCGGACCTTCACGGAAGCGATGCTGGTGACTGCGATGCAGTCGGCCTGGGGTCAGGGCGGTTCTCCCTCGATGCTCCTTGCCGGTCCCAAGCAAAGGGCGGTTGTCTCCACCTTCACCGGTGGCGGCACCAAGTTCCAGCAGATGAGCGCGGACAAGCTGTCCACGACCATCACGACCTATGTCGGGGACTTCGGCACGGTCAAGATTACCGCGGACAGGTTCGTTCGTGGCGGCCAGACGACTGCCGATCGCGAAGTGTTCGTGCTCGATCCGGACCTGTGGGCAGAGGCCGTTCTGCGTCCGGTGCAAGGTATCGATATCGCAAAAACTGGTGATTCAGAGAAAGGTGTCGTGCTCACTGAGACGACGCTAGAATCTCTGCAGGAAGCCGGCAATGCGATCATTGCGGATCTGACGTAAGCGTAACGGGGCGGTGGCTTAGGCTGCCGCCCCAACGTCTTCTGCAAGCCACTGACGCTGCATATGCCGCTGAACAAGGCGGTAATAGCGAGCCAGAACCGGGCCGGTCATAGGCTGCCACTCGATCAATTCCTCAGTGTAGGGGCTCCAGTGGCGCTTCTTTGGGAAGCGTTCGATCTTCGCGGCGACTGAGGGCGGAACTTCGTATTCGCCGAACTCGGTCATGAGCACTGAGCGCATGGGAATTTTTTCCATGCCCCTAACTAGCACAATTCATCGGAGGCTTCATGCCCAAAATCCTCACGAAAGACGTGGCGGATGGCGTCACCGAAACCTTCGAGTTCGACGGCGACACAGTTGGCGTCCGCCATACGCAGGATGCCGAGCCGATCATGGACTATGTAGCGGCTGCCAATCTTGGCGGCGTGCATGAGGTTCCGGGGCTGGGCGTTCCCGCCTTCGAGGTGCCGATCACGGTAGCGATGGAGTTCTGCCGCAAGCGCGGGATTCCGTGGGAGCGGTTTCTGTACAGCCAGGAATATGACCACGAGTGGGTGAGGTTCGGACAGGAATATAGCCGCCTTGCCTACAAGGCGCAGAAGAAGCTCTACTGATGACATATTCCGACCTTGTCGCGGATCTGGAGGCGTGGCTCAAGCGCACCGACTACACGACGCATATTCCGCGTTTCGTCGAACTGAACGAAGCCAGGTTGAACCGGCTGCTCGACGATCCCGACATGGAGGTCATCGCAACCGCAGTCACGGCTGGACAGTATCTCGGTCTCCCCGACGATTTTGGCGAGATGCGCGCGGTCAATGTCGGAACGTATCGCCTGAACCAAGCCACGGCGGCCGATTTCAGCGGCTTTCCGTCCATATCCGGCATTCCCTCAACATACGGCATCTTCGACGGTCAACTGGCGTTCGCTCCTATCCCGGCAACGGGTTCCGGGGTGACCATGCTCTACACCCGCAAAATACCCGCCTTGACGGTTTCCACCCCCACCAACTGGCTGCTGACCCGAGCACCGGACCTGTACCTCTACGGATGTCTCCTGCAGGCCCATGTCTACGGCTGGTTCGACGAGCGCATTCAACTGTTCAAGTCCGTCTTTGACGAAGCCATCCAGGAACTGAGGACCGATGGCGAAAGGCGCAGACTGGGCGCAGCTCCTCTGGCGCCGAGACTGGGCCGTACATGAACCCGGAAGACGCATACAATACGCCGCTTCATCCGCATGAAGAGGCGATGTTTCAGGCGTGGGCGCAAAAGATGGGCAGATTGGGCGATCTGCACGACTACGATCTTCGCGGGGCATGGAAAGCAAATGCTCACGCGGCAATGAATGGGCATCTTCCCGACACATTCAAGAAACCCAACCACCCGACGTTTTCGCAGGAGAGCCAATATCACGGCGTAGACGGAGCTATTGGCGGGAAATGGACGCAAAAAGGTAGCCGGTGGGTGTTCCAGGCCAGTCCCTACAATCTGCAAAATATGCCGCCAGATGCTCTCCAGCTCTATTTCAAGCACGTCGAGCCTGATGCGACCCTTGTGCTTCCGGGACCGCAGCCATGATCCCGCTCGGCCAGTGGCTGCCGGACCAACCGACACTGAACGCAAAAAGCCTTCTCGTGGCGCTCAATTGCTACCCGGGAACCAACGGCTATCGGCCGGCGAAACAATTTACTGCAGCAATTTCGGGCGGAATTGGACCGTTCACCGGGGCTGCGACTTTCACTGGCCCTGACGGCAAGACGGTGATTATCGGAGGCACGGATTCCAGCCTGTACCTGATCCATTCGATGGCGTGGGCGGTGCTGGGGACTGGCTACAGCGCTCCGTCTGGACGGTGGAGATTTGCCCAGTTCGGCGGACTGGCGGTTGCCACCAACGGCGTCGATCCGATGCAGAAGATCGATCTTGTAGCGCACTCTGCCGCTGCGCTTGGTGGAAGCCCGCCGACCTTTCGCACCTTGGTCATCGTCAAGGATTTCCTCGTTGGGGCAGTGCTCAACGGACAAACCAACGTCCTGGGATGGAGCGGGATCAACAATGCCGAGTTCTGGACCTTCGGGCAGAACCAGTCCGATTACCAGATCATGGCGTCGGGCGGCGACATCAACGGGATGTTCGGCGGGGAATATGGGCTGATCCTGCAAAGGAACCGGATCAGTCGCATGGAATATGTCGGCGGCAACGACATTTTCGTCATCAACGAGATCAGCAGCAACCTTGGCTGCGTGACTCCGCACTCGGTACTCCAGCACGGACAGATCGGGGCATTCCTTTCAGACAACGGGTTCATGCTGTGGGACGGAGCGAGTCTAAAGCCCATCGGAACCGAAAGGATCGACCGGTTCTTCTTCAGCAATTACACCAAGGCGGACTGGGCCAACATGTCGGCCGCGGTCGATATTGCCAATCAGGTTTTGTGCTGGTCGATGGGCGATCGCATTTTCTGCTATCACTGGGTGCTAGACAGATGGACCTTGCTCGATCAGCCGGCGCAGATCATCTTTTCCGGCGTTACTAAGTCGGTCACGATAGACGAAACGGATGTCAACGTCGGAGTAGCTGACGACGACATCGATTCTCCCGGCCTCCTGTCGCTCGACGATCCTGTTTTCAAGGGCGGCGATAGCGCTTTCTACGTTATCAACGATACCGGCATGTTGGGCAGGCTCACTGGTCTTCCAAGAGCCGCGCAATGGACGCTGGGAGACCTGGAACTGGCGAAGGGCCGTGAAGCGCAGGTCAGCTGGGTAAGGCCGGATACGGACGCCAGCTCGGGCCTTACACTGTCGATTTCCTGCCGCTCGAAGCTAGGGGATCCAGTCGTTTTCACCAACTACGGAACG